TTCCGTAAAAAAGATGGTGGTAAAATCAAATCAGATGGGTTAGTTTCAATAACTGATATCTATGGAGATTATTAATGGTAGAAAAGTTTAATTCCAACGTACCCAACCCTCAAAGAGAAGGTGCTGTCACAGATGATAGAGGTGACTTAGATGTTGAACAAGTTGGAACAATAGTAGATTTAGAAACAAATCAAGCACAAACAGATGTAATGTTAGACGATGACGGGTCGGCGGTAGTAAACCCTGAAGAAGCAATAACACAACCCGATGGATTCATGGCAAACCTTGCAGAAATATTGCCAGAGGATTACATGGAAGAATTGGCAAGTGACCTTGCAGAAAAAATTGAATCAGATAAATCATCAAGAGATGACTGGGAACAAGCTTATACAAAAGGATTAGATCTTTTAGGTTTTAAATACGAAGAACGCACACGTCCTTTTCGTGGAGCTGCTAGCGTAAATCACCCTGTATTAGCACAAGCTGTAACTCAGTTTCAAGCAATGGCTTATGTTGAACTTCTGCCTAGTGATGGACCTGTCAGAACTCAAGTCGTTGGTGCAAACTCTAGTGAATTACAACTAGCTGCAGAACGTGTTAAAGATTACATGAACTATGAGATTACTCATGTCATGGAAGATTACAATCCAGAGATGGACCAGATGTTATTTCAATTACCTTTGTCAGGTAGTGCATTTAAAAAGATTTATTTTGATGAGACTCTAAACAGAGCAACTGCAAAATTTGTTCCCGCTGAGGATATTGTTGTTCCGTATGATGCGTCTGACTTAGATTCTTGTGATCGAATTACTCACGTTTTAAAAATGAATCTCAATGAGGTTCGCAAGAAACAAGTTTCAGGATTCTATAGGGATGTAGAGACACTACCTAATGAGGATAATTCTTCTCAAGTACAAGAGAAGATGAATCAAATTGATGGAGTAAGTCCATCTGATTCTTACATGGATGACATGACTGAATTATTTGAAGTGCATGTCGATTTGGATCTTGAAGGCTTTGAAGACATCAACCCTAGATCTGGTGAGCCAAGTGGTATCAAGCTACCCTATGTAGTCACCATTGAAAGAAGATCTAATAAAGTTTTATCCATATACAGAAATTATAATGAAGGCGATGCAATAAAGAAAAAAAATCATTATTTTGTACATTACAAGTTTTTACCTGGTCTAGGTTTTTATGGCTTTGGTTTAATACACATGATTGGTGGTTTGACAAGAACTGCTACATCAGCATTAAGACAGTTATTAGATGCAGGAACGTTATCTAATCTTCCTGCTGGATTTAAGTCAAGAGGACTTAGAATACGTGATGATGATCAACCATTACAACCAGGTGAGTTTAGAGATGTTGATGCTCCTAATGGTGTAATACGTGAGGCTCTTATGCCTCTACCTTACAAAGGACCTGATGGTGTTTTATTTCAATTATTAGGTTTTTGTGTAGACGCTGCAAAACAATTTGCAACTGTTGCCGACATGCAACTATCTGAAATAGGTAGTTCACAAACTCCTGTTGGCACTACCATGGCTCTTATGGAACGAGGCACAAAAGTTATGTCTGCTGTTCATAAAAGATTACACTATGCACAGAAAAAAGAATTTCAATTATTAGCTAAGATATTTAAAATTGCGTTACCACCAATTTATCCTTTTAATGTACCTGGTGGTCCTCGAGAAATTAAACAAGCAGATTTTTCAGATGAAATAGATATTTTACCTGTATCAGATCCAAACATCTTTTCTATGTCACAGAGAGTGACACTAGCTCAACAACAATTACAAATTGCACAAACAAATCCTGAGATGCACAATGTCTATGAAGCATACAGAAGAATGTATGTAGCTTTGGGTGTTAAAGATATTGAACAAATTCTACCAATACCTAAACCACCAGAACAACCGAAGCCTATAGACCCTGCTATGGAAAATAGTTTAGTGTTAATGGGTAAACCACCGATGGCTTTTCCTCAACAAAACCACGAGCAACACATTAAAGCACATAGATTATTTATGAGTTCAGCAATGATTAAAACAAATCCTATGGTTGTTGTAACTTTGATATCACATATTAATCAGCATGTTTCAATGTTAGCTGCAGCCGTGGTTGCGCAAGCCTTACAGGAAGAAGTTCAGAAAATGCAACAACAATTTGGTCAAGAAATACCGCCTGAGGTGCTACAACAACTTGAAATGAAGAGAGAATCTTTGGTAAATGAACAAATTATAAAAATTACAGAAACAATGGTCACTGAAGAAGCAGAAGCCTTGCAAAATCAGTCTATGGATCCTCTTGTTTTACTTAAACAACAAGAATTAGCCTTGAGACAACAAGAATTAGAACTTAGGGCACAAAAAGATGGTGAAAATCAAGCCCTTAAAGAGGGTCAATTTGATTACAAACAAGTTTTTGATGAGAAAAAATTGAAAAAAGACTATGACTTAGCACAATTAAGAGCAAATGTAGCTAGAGAAAGAGCAAATACACCACGAGGAGGTGAAAATGTTTAATTTATTAGTAGGTCCACTATCAAGTTTGGTGGGCAACGCAGTAAAAGGCTTTGTTGAGACAAAAAAAGCAAAAGCAGACTTAGCTTTAACGGAAATAAAAGCACAGAAGAGCCTTAAAGAGGCTCAAATTGCGGGAACAATTGGGTGGGAGGCCAGTGCGGTCGATCAAATGAAAGGTTCTTGGAAAGACGAGCTAATTTTAATATGCCTGTTGGTTCCAGCGGTGGCAGTATTTATTCCCGGATGGACTCCACACATTAAAGCTGGGTTTGAGGCACTACACTCACTTCCTG